CGCTTCTAGCGTTTGTTTCATAAGCTAAGTCAACTCCCATATATACATTTACAGGAATAGCAGATTCATCAATCATCATATAATTAAATCCTCCTCTTTCCTCTATATGCCCTCTATACCTATTTATCCTATCAATTTTAAATTTAGCAGTTTCTAAATCTCTAGCCTCATTCATGTACTCTTGAGCGAACTTGTGAGTTAATCCCATTTCTGAGAACCTTGACTTAATGTCGTCTAATTTTTTCTTTGTAAAGTAATTTGGCCATAAAGGAACTCCGTCAACCATAGCTTTTTTATATAATACATTCCAAGCAGATTTCCTTCCTTCTTTTTCAGCATCTAGATATCCGTCATATACGCCTTGAAGAAAAGAGTCGTAATGGACTATTGTACCAATAAGCCATATTGACCCTTCTTGTTCTTTTGAGTTTTCTAATGCGGGCTCTACCGTAGACATTACCCATTCTTTAATTTCCCTTCTTCTATCTGGTGTTTTAGTATTTAATTCTGATTCAAAGTCATCTAAAATAATATTAGTATATCTTAATCCTAATTGAGAACGACCACGTAAACGTTGACTCGTACCTTTAGCAATAATCCTATCTCCTCTAGCAGTAGTAAATTCTTTCTCTGTCCATTTACTTCCTTTTAAGTCGCCAAAATAATATTGTAAAGCAGGATTAACATCGATATGATTTTGAATATATTTGATATGGTCTATAGCTTGAGACTGTTCTTCAGATACCCAAGCAATAAATTGTTTTTTTTCCGGAGGGGCGAAGTATAATTGATACAATAACGCCGTTTTTGCTAAGGTTGACTTTGCATGACCACGAGGTAGTATGATACAAGCTCTTTTCTCGTCTCCTAGCAACAAGTCGCTTAACTCATACTGATAAGGAGCAGGACTAGACTTCATAAAATCTTCAGGTAAAAACATTTGTCCAAAAGTAATAATGTCTTTTTTTGCTAACTCTAAAGCTTTTTCTTTNTGAGAAAGGTCTGGAGGTATTATATTAAAATTATCTAACTTCTTGGTACTCATGCTCAATAACTCTATCTAGAAGTCTTAATGTTTTATCTGATAACCAATCGCCGTCAGGAACCTCTGTGAATGTTTTCGAATTTTCCCACAACATAGGACCAGCAACATAAGCCCACGCTTTTTCAGTTTCACCGTTTTCTAATTCGACGTTTACTGTCGTTCTTATATAAAGACCTCCATCTACGTTTTCATATTGGTCGTAGTAAGATAGTTCTTCAGCAGAAGGTTCTAACATTTCAACTACAGCACCAGAACCATTAGTATTTTTAATTAATGCTGGAAATGCATTAGTTCCTGGAAAAACTAAACTAAATCCGCTTACTTTACCTATTTCATCTCCACCTCTTCTTAGTGTACCATAAACAGCCAATCTCATTATGCGTCTCCTGAATTGTAAGATATTCCAATTTTTTGTATATCAAAGTCAGAATCATATACAGAAATACATTCTATGCACTTAATTCCCGTAACATCGTCTTTTACTGAATCCATCATTATAACACCCGTTAGTCTTATTCTACTATCACATATTACACATCTGGCTTTATTACTTCTCAGAAGTTTTCGTACTTTCCGATAGTTTTTCGTATTTCGATTCTTGAATTGCATCTAGCTGCTCCTTTGAAAATCCTTGAAACAATGTCACCGATTCTGTTGTTTTTTCAGTATCCATCATTCCCGTGATTTTAATTAACGTATTTAGTGCAGATAGTTTATCTCTGTCACTAGATTCTGATTTATCTATAATATTTCTCATTTCCTCCAATAAATACTTTGGAGTAATTTCTGCTTCATTTAAATGTTTATCTACTTCTTCTCTAATCAATGTCTTCACCCTATTAGTTTTTAACAGCATTTTAGCTTGCTGCTTTGCATATTTCTCATTATTAGTTGGAAATGCGTTTATATATGCTTTAACAACGTCATCTCCTTTTGCTACATATTGAGCAAACAAAAATTCTTTAGTATTTGCGTTTTCTCTTTTTTTTCTTCTTTGTTCTGAAGATTCTCCCTTTGTTGCGAAAGTATGCATATTTGTTTTCATTTCGCCTTCAATCTTAACAGAAGGACTACATACAAAAGAACCTATTATAGTTCTAATAAATGTAGTTTCTTTCTTTCTATCGTTCTTCTTAAGTACGCCTAAATGCAAAACTTGACATACTTGACCGTCATCTGTAATAATCCAGTCTCCAAGAGAAGAGTGCCGCCAGTCAGAAGCCAAACCAACCGAATCATTGTGGCTTCTGAACTCAGCAACATTTTCATATAGATAGTGCGTTATATCTTTAACAACACGAGTTTTCATATAATGTAACTATTTTTTACTCTTGTCGTCAACAGATTTATCCTTATCTAGTTCATCAGTAACAAAACGAATATAATTATTAGCAAGAAATCTTAATTCGTTAGATTGTTGGTCCAATCTCATTAGTTCTCCAGCTAATTGATTCGCTCTAGTATACTGAGCTTGACCTTCTTGCGAAAGGTCTTCTATCTCAAATTCGTATTCTTTATCATCTAATACAAGTTTAAGTTTTTTATCTTCACTCATTTTCTCTCCTATATTGGGTTAACGGTAGGTGCACCGTATTCTTCTATCTTCTTATGAAGCTTTTCTAAAATCACTACATCGGAAACATTGTGCTCGTAAACATACTTCAGTGACTTAGGGTCACCGAATCTTGCTTTTTGCCAATATTCTGGTTTTACTCTCGTTTTACCATTTATTCCAAAAAACTCTGTTGCTGCTGCCAATGAAGACCTATGCAGTTTTAACTTAGACTTTACTGTATAGTATAGGTCCTTGTGTGATTTTTGTCTATGCATTGGAAAGTAAGTTCCGTGATACAAGGCTCTAGTCCTAATAAAAGGAATATCGAACCTAGTTCCATAGTAAGTAACTACTACGTCATACTTATTCATTTCCTCTACTAGCAATTCAACTATTCTTGCATCTTGGTTTTCAGACATTAGCTCTTCTCTGGTTATACAAGCTCCTCCTACTTTCCTATTATCTCTTCCTTTTAAACACCAAGATAACATTACATCAATATTAGCATTAAATCCCGTAGCTTCAATGTCTAGGTATCCAATAGTAATCTCATGTCCAGAATTAAATCTAGAAGGTTTTCTAAATCCCATTGTTTCTATTTTCTTAGTTACAGCCTTATACGTTCTATTATATCCGGCTTTACGTATTTCTTGATATAGTTCGAATGCAGATTTAATTGTTCTAGTATATTGAGTAATAATTACTATTTCTTCATCTGTCCATTTTATTCCAGCCATTATTTTGCTCTCTTTGGAAACGCAGTAGAAAATACTCTTTCTACTCCTCTTGCTACTTTATCCCAAAAAGTTAACGCTTTTTTCTTACGCCCTCTTTTTGAGGTTGTTTTTTTAGCTTTAGCCATTATTTACCCCATTTCTGGTTTTTAACTATTAACGCCATCACTGCATATACAGCAGTATCTAAAAATGCATCTTCTATAGGCTCATTTTGAGCTTTGAAGTTATGTTTAGTTGAAAGGTTAACTAGTCGGTTTATCTTATCGTTTAGCCTTACTATAATACCTAATAGGGCTATATTGACTTCTTCCTCCGATTTTAATTGAGTTCCCATAGCAATATTGCCAGGTCCGTAGTCAAATTGTTTTTTACAAAATGTCATATACATAGTATTAAGTATCTTTTGAAACTCGTGCTCTGTTTCAGGAAAGTTGTCTTTTATATGTAATACTGTATCTTCAGCTGTTGTTGTTTTTTGTTCCATGTTTTGGAAAGTCCTCCATATCAGGTTTATCTTCTAATTTTCTAAGTATATCTAATTCTTGCTGTAATTGCTGAACTAGCTTATAATCCTTATTTTTCTTTGCTTCTAGGATTTTTTCTGTACTTTTTTCCATAATACATCTCCTATACCTAATTGGAACAATCCGTTTGCTAATGCGTCGATAATGTTTTCAGGGTGTTCTTGTCCTGAATTGACTAAGATACCGTGTAAAACCTCGTGAATAAGCGTTTCCTTAGCTCTATCTAAGGTTAACACTTCGTTGATAAGAATTTGATTCTGTGTTATTTCATGTCTTCCATATAAATCTGTACCAGGATTCGGTGAAATAAGTTCTTGTATGATTACACTATATTCGTGACCACCTAACTCTATATTGCCTAATTTATCCATTGTATTTTCTCCCTATTTTAATTAAATACAAGCCAAATTAGTAGTATTATTCTACCTGTGTCAACACTTATTTATATAAAATATTTAACAATTATATTTCAATAACTTAAAATAACATTTGACAGCAATCAAGTCGATTTCTTATTTTTTGGAGTGCGAAGCACGGAAACTAGAGAAAGAATAGAGTAATATAATGGCTTTTACAAACATTATATTAAATATGTACTCTGAGTAACTCAGAGGGGCTCTAAATCCGAAAATTTTTTATTTCAAACCCCGAAATTTAACCAACCTTAGGGAATAATTAGCCAAAACGTTGAAAAAGTTACAAAACTCAAAAAATTACACGATTTTGTGTCCGCTTCTTTTCATATAAAAGAGGCGTGCCCCTTTTCCTAATTAGAAATTCAAGTATTTGGTTGAAAATTTGGTTTTTTAGTTAGGCTTCGCTACGCTCAGCCACACAAATAACCTTGAACCACAGAGTATCACGGGTACATAACTCTAAGAGCTTCTAGCCCATTGACACATTTTATAACCTGCTGCCGCAGAACATAAAAGTGAGTCAAGGGACAGCTCAGAGTTATACCCCCGATACTCCGTGGCTCATCGTTATTTGTGTGGCTGAGGTTTTACGCGTGATATTGGTACAATGTGAGGCGACAACCTACCCCACACAACCAATTTAACTAATTAAACCTTTTCGGTTTTGTTTAGTTTGTTTTGCTGAGTTATAACAGATTTAGGAAATAAGTCTTTATACTCTTGACTTACACTAACCAACTTAGGTGTAGTAATATAAAACACCTTGACAAATCCGTCAGTATCTTTTAACCCTCTTTGAGCAATTTCCTTATTAAGCTTTTCAGCATATTTATAAAGATTATCCGAGTTTTTAACCTCAGTTCTCAAAAAAGCTTTTCCTTGACTTCTCGCGTGTTTCTCGTGGTATGTAGCATCAAACTCCTCAGTATGCGATTTATATTCTTCGCTTATTTCTGGTAGGATTGCTAGTACCTCAGTTGGCGTGTTTTTGTTTGCTCTTGCTTCGTCAAACTTAACAGCCGTAGCACGTTGAGAATTATAACTTTGCTTTTGTAAAGCAATCGTTTTTTTCTTTTCCGACATTGTATCATTTTCTCCTTTCTTAAAATCGGCGGTGGTTTCGCCAAAGTATTTTGTTCCGTTGTTATTTGTTGTCATATA